TCTACATTAAAATAAATTTAAATCTCTAATAAAGTATCCTACTAATCCACTGACAATACCGACTGTGGTTAGTCCAATAACGTAAATTATCCCACCCTCTGGGGCAACAATAGAATAACGAGGAATATCTTCAGTGTTCTTTTTTCTTCTAACTGTAGCTTTCACTAAATCAGAATCAGTAAATAATAACTCTTCAACCCCACCCTCATTATTCTCTACAACAATCATATTGTAGTGATCGCTTGCTGCTGATTTTTTATCACTATTTTTAATACGATAAAATTTTCCTGGTTGAATTCTTAACATAAGACACCTCCATTAGATTACCATGCTTTACAACTCCAATAACGTGCTTTCCATCTTGGACCGGGATTGCTACAATTATGCCTAGCTCTAAAGTTTTTGCGACGACCCGGATCACTTTTCTTGATCTTCATGTTCGGGTCACCAAAACGAACAATAACCACTTTACCTTTATCGTTCTTTACATATACAGCACTTTTCTTTGGTCCACCCGGAGTTCTAAAAGGTTTGCCAAGTTTAACCTTTCGGCCTTGATATTCGGCAGATTCAGTATAGTCAAGATTTTCTGCATAAAACTTTTCCTTGAATACTAAAAATCTACCATCTTTTTTATAAATACCTTTTCTTTCATATTCATATATTTGACCAGTTTTTGGGTCTTCGTATTTATAACTAGCTTTAGATTTACCTGCTCTTGGATGTCCTTTTGGTAGCAAATCATTATCTGTAGTATACTTAGGGTTAGATGGTCTACCACTTCTGAGTAGCTTGAGGAAAGCGTTTACTCTGGCAATAGCCCAACCGTGACGACTCATTTTAGGAGCGTGACTGGTTGAAAATGCTCCAGCGCCACGGCGATATACAGCTTTGAGCATACCTAGCGTAGCTTTAGAGCCTTTACCTTTAGCGTTATGCTCTTTAACTTTTGCTTGTAGTTGAGCAGTGACTTCTTTACTAAAAGTAATTTTACCAGACCCATCTTTTGCGCTATCTGGTTTATTCTCTTTAGACCCTTTCTTTTGGTCTTTTTTTGGCGCAGGAGTTCTGCGAGGATCTTTTGGTCCCGGTTCATCTGCTTCTGTGTAAAATTCAGCATAAGATTCTTGTTCGTTCCTAGACTCTACAAAGTCGTAAATATTTTGAATATAAATTTCTGACTTAGAAATCATGTCTTTAGTCCAGTCTTCAAACTTTACACCCTTCAAGTATTTTTCAATCTCCATTAGTTGATGGTGCATTTTCATCAATTGTTCTCTTTGCATTTGACCTTCTTCATATTCAGAAAAAGTTTTTTGCAAAAGCGATTGCGCTCTTTTTAATTGTTCTTGTGTAGGTCTGCCTTCTTTTTCCGTTTTGGCGGGTTTATAATTTTTACCTTCACGCATTTTCTTTCTACGGATGTTTTCCCAAAGGCCCGGACGATCTGCCGCCCAATCCCATTCTAAAACCTCTCCGTCATCCCAATCTTCGTAATCCGCTTCTGTTGGTACGTGAAAATTATCTTCTGTAATTTCTTCTGTAAATCCAAAAGCATTGTAATAATGAGAGAAGTCTCCAGCTTCAAGGTAATCTAAACCTTCTGTAGCCTTACTTAGACAAATAGCTGTTCTTTGCTTATCATCTTTGTATTCACCAGAAAGTTCACTCATGCACCTACTCATGAACGCGCTTTTGTCTTCATCTTTTTTTCTAGATGGAATTGGCATCTGATTATTGACCCCCTAAATTTTGTTGACCATTATAAATATTAAAAGTTTGAACTTGTGGTATATGGTAAAATCCGTAATTGATTCCCATTCTGACATACCTTCTGTATGGATCAACATATACAGGTCCAACATTAAGCGTAGTACCCTGTGGTAGCCATACAACCTGCGGTTGATAGTAAACTATCGGAGGATTATACCTATAACTATGCGGGTGCTGGTGGTTTTGCCAAGGCCAGTGAGCATCTACTGTACCACAAAAACAAAGAGATGCAATGCCAATTACCAAAAAAGCGATTAAATTTTTCATGATATATCCTTTAAAATATTTTTAGAGTCTTCTTTTACTAGATTATGAGGTCTGCCATCCGTAGCAGTGTATCTAGCAGTTTTATTCATATTTAAATGATCGTAAATTGTCCAAGCTAAATCTTCTGGCCCACATCTGCCACTATCAAAGTCGTCAGCATTTGGAGTAGAAGCCCCAATCGTTTTACCCATATCGTAGCTCCCACAGCTAATCATGAGTGGTGCAAGTTTTCCAAAGTGGTCACGGCCTTGATTTTGATTTACTTTCGGAGTTCTTCCAAATTCGGAAGTCACAACAAGCATCACACGCTCATACATACCTCTTGCTTCTAGCGTATCCATAATTTTAGCAAGATAATGGTCTAGCTCTGCCTGTTTTGTGCTAAGGGCTTGACCAATATTTGTGTGCATGTCCCAGCCGCCATAACTAAGTGACACAAACTTAGAGCCAGCTTCTAAAAGTCTAATTGCAGTAAGAGCATCTTGTCCTAAAGTAGCTTCCTTAAAACTATTATAATCTTTGTCGTTTTCTACCCTAAATGCTTTTGACCCATTTCCTAGAATAATATCTACAGACTGGTTACGTAAATCACGCCAGTCTTTTGCCATTTGTTGATCTTTACCAATAAATCCACTATCAATTACATTTAGAGCATGTAATCTTTTTCTAAAGTCATCACTCTTGCCAAGAAGCTGTAGGTCTTTTCTGCCTTCTTTAGTAGCGTCAAAACCCGTATATTTGCCACCAAGCCACGCTGCGCCATTGTGGTCATACTGACCTAATTTAACATATGTAGGTAGTCCATCATCGGTATTTACACCGTGATGGCGACTCATCATACTACCATAACTGGGCCATTTAGAAGTTGTGCCAGCGCCAAAATTAGCTTCACCAGTCACCACCCAGTGAACAGCAGAAGCGTGATTCTGATCTCTGTGACCAAAAGCTCTAGGAATTACGATCTTGTTTGTGCGCTTTGCTAACTCTTTAAACAAACCGCCTAGTTCGACGCCGGTGACATTGGTTTTGGTAGCCCCTGTTACAGATCTGCGATCAGCAGGAGCATATGGCACAGGATTAAAAGTCTCAATATGAGAAGCCCCACCGCCGAGAAAAAGAAATAATACTGCTGTATCGTCCTTCTTTTTATCATCTGCGTAAGTAGCTGTGATATTTCCGCAAGCAAATGTAGTTGCTCCTAATTTTATAAAATCTCTTCTTTTCATCCCGGTGCCTCATAATAACCTATTGAAAAACCTTTATTTGTACAATCTTTGATGGTTTGGTCCATCCCGTCTTTTTTTAACTTCTTCTCTATAAATATACACATTTTTTCATCTGTTCCGGGCCAGTTATTTTTATAAAAGTGGCACAGCTTTTGACATTTAAACGTATTCCTGTCCGATCTTATCGGTTTAGGAAGTACATTGTCACGTATGTCTTCAAATCTTTTCTTCAACATTCTCAAGAATCTTTTCTCGTCTTCTGGTCCCAAGCAAATGCTAAATGGCATAGGATCAACTTTACCATCTTTATCTTTGTAAAAGAAGATGCTCATAATTCTGTTAGGAAAATCTTTATATATTCTTGATATAGCATAGAAATACAGTAGTAACTGAGGATCATTTTCTAGTTTTTTGTAGTCTTTTACTTCACCGGTTGTCCAGTCCATTCTACGGCCACTTTTCCAGTCAATAACTTCAATGGTATCATCTGCCACTAAGGTTGTCAAGTCAATAGTTCCCTTGATTGCTAATTGACCTTTTACAGTTTCTCCATCAATCTCATATTCAAATTTAGCCCAGTCTTCTTCAATCGGTATATCAAACTGAGCTTCTGGATGATAAATATTTCTTTGTCTAGGATCGAAAAGGCCGTCTGAATGATTAATGAAAGTAAATACAGTATCTCTAACAACTTTTCTGTCTGCTGGATAAAATTTATGAATTGACCCTTTTGCGTACTCATTAACCGCCAGTTCGCACATCTTCTCTACAAAATCATCTGTGTACAATTCATCTTTAAGTATTCTAATTTTACCACACTTATCATCTTGAATAACTAAGTATTTTCTTTTAGGATTGTCCTGTTGGAATTTTTTAAGGCCAGCCAATATTTCCATTACCTTGTGCGCCATAGTTCCTAGATCTGCTTTTTTATTACTATCAGACCTATAACCTAGAACATAGGTTAGGAAGTATTGCATTTGACAGAAATCGTAGTTATTATAACTAGACGATCTGATGTAAGTTACAATCATTAAATTTGCTCCAATAGAGATCTAACTTCAGTTATCGTTTCTCCGATGGTTATCTCTCTATTGTCAAACACATGCCAGAAATTAGAATGGTCATAGTTGTCTACATCTAACGCTGTTTCGCTATCATGGTCGTCCTCATGAACATTTCTCTCCAATCTCAATACTTTGCCGCCAGCTTTTTTGACGGCCTCAACTTCATTTGGGAATCTTACATCTGCTATAATAGCAAGATCACTACCTTCTTTTGTAATTTTATTGATACAAGCATTTGCCCAAACATCTTTGTGTATTTTTCTCATAATATCAGTTCCAAAGAACTGCATAAACTCGCGAGCCGTCATCTCCCCTTTCCGCCAATCCCACCCTTTTTTAGCATCAATGGGCATCTTTTTCATCAGTTTCATATTTTGAAACCTCGGCATATCTTCCCATCTGATGTGTTTTAATGTTTGATTTTTTTGATCGTTAGTTCCGTATACCTGCTCATATGTAATGCCAAACAAATTGATGCACATATCTTTCAGCGAGTCAGCAAAATTATATAGTTTTACAAAAGGCCACATATTATAGTGGGCATACTCTACAAACTGTTCATCCTTGCGCTCAATATCAAATTCTCCCCAACCTTCTTTACCCACAGAGTTTGTGGTATTAATTATAAGTTTGCCCTTATCATTTATGTTATAGTCTAGAATAAGCTCTTTGCTTTTTAGAACTTCACCGTGAATGATGTTAGCAACTGTTGTTTTACCGGCTTGCTTTTTGCCAGAAATACCAATAATCATTAATAACTACCTTTTAAATCTGAAAGAATATTTTGTTGTATAGACTCTATTGACATGTCACCGATATCTTTACCCACAATCTTTGGGAACTTTAAGTTGAATGACCTAAATAATTCTCTTTGTATTTTTATTTTTGACTCCCTGCCAGCTTGATCATTGTCAGTAAGTATAATAAGTTTAGTTGCCCCACTTTTTAACAGAAGTTCTTTTTGTTTGTTTGATATATCTTTACCAAACAATCCTACACAATTTGTAACTCCAGCTTCATGCATTCTCCATACATCACCTTGACCTTCTACAAGAAAAAGAGTGGCGGTTTCTAGTGATCTAACTAATGCTTTATCATAATTGTATAAATAATTTGCTTTCTTAAATCCATCAGAAAACAAGTACTTTGGCGACTGCCATGATTTAGTAGCTCTAGCTATGAAACCGACCTTCTCTTCTTTGTAGAACACTGGTATGATAGATCTATTTTTCATTATAGAGTTTTTTTCTAAACAATCTTCTACAGAAAAATGTTTAAGAGTGTCTGAGTAAAATCCTCTAGACTCAAAATAAGGTGAGTTACCACAAGTGTTTACTTCTTGTATTGTTATACCTTCAGAATCGCAATTATCCTTAAAGATTTTTACAATTTCACCAAAATCTTTGTAAGGGTCTTCTATCTTATCTTTTACTTTGGTTATATTGTTTATATTATAAAGTCTACATACATATCTTAAAACGTCAGAAAAAGATGAAGGTTGACCCCTTTCTGTGAATATAGCTTGTATGAATCCAAATATATTAGTGTTACTATCTTCATGGCAATTCCTAGTCCAGCACCGCCAGTTTTTGTGAATTAAAGATATAGACAATCCATTTGAGTTATCGCCTCCATGAATAGGGCATTGCATAAAAACATTGCTATTCCTAAGTTCCCAGTCAAGATCTAAGTCCTCAAGTAAAAGTGCTAAATCTTTAAATACAATATTCTTTACTTCGTTTAAATCAAGCTTTTGTTTTGCTGTACTCATCTTAATGTTTTTCAAATGGGGTCGGGTTTACGCCGTCAAATCTTTCCTCGTCTAAGATATAATAAAGATCTTCACCTTTTTGATCTATTAAATTATATTTAGACTTTGTTCTAAAACCACTCACATCATAAACTTTTGTTACATAAATTATTTGTTCAACCTTTGACATTTGTGTAATTTGACCATGAGATGGGCCTCCTTTAAAGTGTGCTTTATAGCTCATTCTGTATCTTCCTCAAATGGTAATTCAGCACCTTCTATGGCATCAGAGCCTCCGGTTGCTATAAGTTCGTCTCTAGTTCTAAATTCCGTTAACTTTGCATATTCTCCTTGCATAAGAAAATTAATATAATTACCGCCGTGAAGACCGGGGCCATGCCTAGCCTTTAAATTAATAACTTTGTGAGTGCCTGCTCTTGGGCCGTCTTCTGCTAGTTCCTCTGCCGACTTCTCTTTAAGGTATGACAGAGAGGTTACAAGCCAAACAATCCTGTCAGAGCCACTCATAGAGCCTGTATCTTCTCTTGTGATACCGTCTCTGTTCAATTGGCATAGCGCTTGACAGGGGATGTCTAGCTTAACCGTAAGATTATGAAGATCCATAATCTGAAAACCAAGAGCTTGAAACTCTGCGATAGAATTAGAAATACCAGATGATGCCATGAGTTTTAGATAGTCATAAATCACTAAGCATTCATTTGTTCTTCCTTCTTCATCTGCCCCAACTTCTCTCATTACCCATCTTTTTATATGGTTTAATATATTTTCAAAAGGGGCGCCAGCAACACAAACGTAAGTGTAAGGTATATTTTTAATTTCTTCTACAGCATTATTGACTGCGATGTATTTTTCTTCATCGTTTGCAAATTTTCCTGTTGCTATATCATTAATTGGAACGCCGCTGATATTAGACAGAATTCTATTTAAATGGTCTTCCTTGCTCATTTCAGTATCTAACATGAGAACGGGAATTCCTTTGCGAGCATTGTGTAACGCAACATTATCACCCCACACAGACTTACCAACTCCCGGCCTTGCCGCTAGCATGTCAACACATTTACGTCTCAAGCCGCCACCAATAACTGCGTCATATCTTGAAAAACCACTAGACAAACCAATTTGGTCACACTTGTTGTCTTGAAGGAATTCAATGTAATCTTCAATATTTTCACATAAAAGTTCTTGACTTTCTCTTGTGTCTTCTTCTCTTAAAAAATCCATAACAGGATTTTCTAGTTTACCAATGATTTCATCTACATCTTCATCACCATTGATTTCTGAAACATCTTTACCGATAGAATTAGCAAGTTTTACTATATCTCTTGCAAATTCAAACTTTTTAATTTGAGCAGCAAAATGTAAGACATTATCTTTTTTGATGGGAAAATCCATCAATGATTTAATATAATTTAACTCTCGCTTATCTTTGAAGGTCTCAATGAAACCGAGACGTTCTGCTGAAGAAATGAAAGATGCAACATCAACTTCAACTTCGTTGGCAAAAACTTTTTCAATACACTTGTAAATTATTTGATTATTTTCCGCAGCAAAGCTATTATGATCCAGTATTTCGGAAACTTCAATATAAGAATCTAGACCGTGAGCAAAGAGACCAGCGAGTACTGCTCTTTCTGCTCCTAAATCTTGCAATATTTTTGTCATGTTACTTGCCGCCGCAACGGTTACACCTTTGGTATTCGCCATAAACTAAATTAGAATTCATCTTGAACGTTTTTCCGCAAACATGGCATTCTACATCTACAATATTTGCTTTTTTCCTATTCCTTGGCGTTCTCTTTACTTTAGGCGTTTCCATGTCAGTAAACTCAGTACCATCATCTTGCCAAGTATTCTTTTTGAACTTCACAACTTCTCTCCTACCTTTAGGTTTTGCATTGTTTTTATGCATAGTAAAATCATCTTTATTATTTTCTGTGGTTTGAATAGGCTCTTCCACTTCAACCTCTTCTTGTTTTATCTCGACACCCATTGAATTACCAATAGTTTTAAAAACTTTTTCAAAAGCTTCTTTTTGTTCGACATTTAAGGATTCAATAAATTTAGCTATATCTTCTGGGTTCATTTTCTTTTACCTTTTAGTATAAAAAACATATCACTGGCTGATATACGTAATGTTTCGTAGCCAAAACTGTTTAGTAGTTCAATTATTTCTTGCTCTGAAGTTCCAGCTTCAGTTAACGTTGGTCCAATTTCAAATTGACCACAGGTAATTTTATTAGATTTTAACATTTCTGAAGCGCCATCAAAAACCATCTTCTCCGCTCCTTCAACGTCTATTTTTAGAAAATCAATATTTTGAATATTCAAATCAGAGCAATATGTGTCTAGCTTTACAGATTTAGTTTTAAGCTCAAATATTTCTTGACCCAAAGATTGAAACACGGGTCTATTTATAAGACTGCTGATTCCAACAGAAATATCTGGAATGTATATCGTTTGCTCGCCGTTGATGTCAGAAACACAGTAATCATTTACGGAAATATCGTTGTAACTACTTTTTAAAAAATTATATAAGACAGGGTGAGGTTCAAAACAATGACAATGAGAACTAAATCCGTAGCTCTGTAATGCTTTTATGAAGCTTCCAGCATTACTGCCTACGTCAAATGCTATTATAGTACTTGCAGGGTCGGGATTACACGTTTCAAAATATATTCTTAAAGATTCTATATGAATTCCTATGTCTATAGACGACAAAAAATCGTAAGAATATTCTTTTAAAAATGAGTCGCTTATCTGTTTCATTTTCTTTTACCTTTTTCAAAAAGTATGTCAGCTTTCCTTCTAACGTTATACTCTCTAGACTTAATATTTTCAAGTCTTCCTTGAGCAGTTAATTTCCATTCGTTAATTTTTCTAGCTAGGTCGTCGTTTCTTAAAATCGTAGCAACTTTAGTTTCGTGTTTTGCGTATGTATCCCACACACCACTGGACAACAGTTCAGATATAATACTCTGTAACGAGTTTTCACACCACCGTATTACATTTTCGCATTGAGCGCGCTCTGTACCAATGTGATCTACATACTGCATAAGTTGATATGCGTAACCAAAACATTCTTCTTGTGTTAACTTTTCTAAACTTTCTAAAGAAAGCGTTTCTGCCACAGCAAACTCTGGATTAAATTTTGTAGGCGTTATGTTTTTTGCGGTAACATATGCTTCAATACCATCTAAAAATTCTTTTAATCTTTCAGCGGCTTTCAATTTGATTTCTCCAATCTTCTAGACTGTCTGAGTATTTAAGAACCACAAGTTCTATTCCGTTTAGTTCGCACCAGTCTTCTTTTATAAAGTCTCTTTTGAGAGAAGTCAAGAAACCAGCTTTGGTTTTATGAAAAAACTTACAAAATTCATAGTGTTGTTGCCCGTGAACTTCAACACCTAGCTGTAAGTTTGGGATAAAAAAGTCTAGAAATAAAGTAGACTTCTTAGCTGGATCTCTTGACCCCGGCAATTTAACCTCTTCAAGTATAGTGTAGCCAGAGAACATTTCGTGTAGTAATTCTCTAGCCGTCATATGATACTTCGATTTAACAGTCTTGTCATCTTTTTTTACAATATATTTATTCAAATTTAGATTATATTCACGACCGTTAAGACCTACGACTTTCATAATACGTTTCTTATTTCTTCGTATAAAAATTGTTGTATCTCCGTATTTTCTTCTATGAAGTCACTAAGTTTTGACATGCCTTGGAACTTAAAGAATTTTTCTACTGCTTCTGCGTTATCTACATCAATATCATTTTTTTTCAGTAGCGCTTGAATTGCTGGATCTTTTTGGTTGTCTATAGCTGTAGTTATCGTATACCAAGCGCCAGCCTGTTTAATAAAAGTTAGCTCATTTGCGATTTCACAAAGTTCTCTAACCTCATCAATGCCAGCTCCGTACCTGATATAAGACACAGCATTAGAGTTTGGCCTACCGCCAGCAGCAGATGTTTTGACCACCCAGTTTGCCACTTGCCCAACGTCATTACCAGAAGCGTCAGTCTCTTCCCATTTTCCACGGTGAGTAATCACCATATTCGTTCCCGCTTGATACTGAAGCATGTTACCGCAGTCAGCAAGCTTGGTTGGAGACCAACGTGAACCACCAGTGTTAGCAATATTATGAGTAATAAAAATAAGTATAGCTCTAGTTCTTGCTACGTCATTACTAATACGTTTAAAGAACATAGATAGTAGTCTAGGTAGTTGCGCTCTAACTCCACCTCTAACTTCTCCATCTAGTTCATCTTGTGGAACCATATTAGACACAGAGTCAATAATCGCCACAAAGTCGGGCGTATTCTTAACGTATGTCTCAATAGCATTTAAGAATGTTTCGGCAGATACGACGGGTTGATTATCTGTAGCTTGAACAATCTTAATTTTATCTGCATCAAGACCTTTAATTCCAGTAAAATTTTCTTTGGTCAATCTACCTTCTGTATTAAAGTAAAATACATTTTTGCCTGCCGCCTGCGCTTTGGCAGCAAAATATAGCGATGTTGTAGTCTTACCAGTTTTAGGATCGCCAGTCATAACAACAACACTACCTTCTCTTAAACCCCCGCCAAGCGCCAAGTCTAACGCTGGAGATATACCTATAGTATCAAAGGTCTGTAGATCTTGTAATACTTTTGTGCCTTGCTCTACAATATCTCCGTATTTAGCAATTATCTGATTACTTACAATATCGTCATCAAACTTAGCCTTCGTTTTCTTTTTTGCCATTTAGTCCTCTCAATTTATTTAATTTAGATTTTTTGCCATAAGTATTTTTTCTTACAGTCGGCTTTTCTTTAATGTCCAGATCTTGTTTCTTATCTTTGTTTTCCTCAATGAATTTAACCTGTTTTAATATTTCAGGTACTACCCTCTTATTTTTTAAAGAAAAAACTTTAGCTAAAGAAGGAGAATTGACCGCTTTTACAACAGCCACCTCTCCATATTTTTTTATTAGTGAATTTGCAGTAAACAATTGTTGCTTAAAAGTCCAGTCCCAAGGTTTTTTGTTCCAAAACTTATAACCTAGTTTACCTTCATTCTTGTGTTCTGCAAGCCTTAAACACATTAATTCAGCTAAATAAGAAGCGCAAGTACAATAATCTCCAGTTGACTGATGTTTATACTTGCTTTTTTCAGTTCTTTTTCTTTTTGTCATAGATAATTGATTCTTCAAAACAGCCTGATTCATAATCTTTATATTCCTTTTCAACAATTAATTCAGGTATCAACCATAACGTTTTATGAACAACGCCGTCTTTAATTTTTCCAATAGTATAAGTTTGTTTGCTTTCTGCGCCAAGCATACCTACCACAGATTTAGCAAAATATATACCATCAATATTAGTTATGTCAATCCTTTCTCTATGGGATTTAAACTGAATACTTAATTTACTTAAAAAGACTTCATTGTTATCGCAATACCTTTTCAATTCATGCCAACGTTTTGTATTGTCAATAAAATATTCAGTACCATCCTTTAGGGTTACAATTAACCATGTAGCTCTAACGTTAGTTCTGAATACTTCCGACCATCTTTTTTTGTCTGTTATTTGATGTTCGTCGTGCATCTTGAATCCGGTTTTTTATCCCTGTTTCTTTTTCTGATTTCATCGCCAAGTTCAGAAGCCGCCTGAGTCATTACCGTTGACCCTTTATGTGAAGCAAAAAGGTTTGGCTTTTCTTCTTGAGTATGAACCCTCTTCTCTTTTGCTTTTTCTACATGCTTCTCCACTGTAGCTTTGGGTCTATTTAATTTCTTAGCTAACTGTTCTACTGTAAACTCTTGATATTTATTTTCAATGTAAAATTTCTCCACATCTCCTAAAGGTCCAGTCTTAGCCATTCTGATAACTCCTGTTTGTTCTAGTTAAGTAAATAGAATTGTTTGTTTGCAAGTATGTAACATAAAAATCAAAAGTTTTCTTTTTAACTTTTTGCATTTTAGTTTCTAAGTAGGCTTGTCTTTTTTGGTATTTTCCCATTGGGTCTAGAGGTAAGTTTTGATAAGTAATAATGTAGTAGGTTTCTTTATCTGCTTCAATTAAAATTTGAGCATAAACTTTGTCAACATCATTAGATATAATCTTTCCATTTTTATTTATATAGACATATTCTTTTTTTGGTTTTTGTCCAGTTATAGTAAAGTCCATTAATTCCCTTCCATTATATACTTAGCTTTTTGTTTATCCGTCATGCCGTTTATGTCTTTCATGGATTTATTACCCTGTTTTTGATACCAAGGTTTTTCGGGTTCTGGATTTCGTTCTCTTTTCATAGCCTCCATCTCATTTATTCTACTTTTATTCAATTTTGTATTTCTATCAGCGATACTTCCTATGGTATCGCTTCCCGCCATGAAACTGTGGAGTCCACCAGTAACCAGTCTAAACAACCCCTCCTCGTTACAAAAAGGGCAAGTTGTTAGTTCTGGCTCTGTAACCTTTTGGAACACGTCACCGACTTCTGCTCCACAGTCTCTACATTCATAATCGTATATCGGCATTAGCTCTCCAGTCTAGTTAATATTTGTCCTAATATCCCGTTTCTTTGAATATCACTATATCCTAATCTACATATACCTACGCCGTCAAGGTCTTGTAGTTTATCAATAATTTCTTCAAGTCCACTTTTAGATCTAAGGTCTGTTTGTTTTATATCACCATTGATAATTACTTTACTTCCTTGACCCATACGAGTAATAAACATCTTAATTTGTTCCCACGTACAGTTCTGTGCTTCATCTAATATCATATATGTATTATGAAAAGTAGACCCTCTCATTATTTCAAGTGGTTGATACTTTATTCTACCCTCATTATAATACATTCCATAGTATGCGCGACCTAAAAAATGTCTAAAATTTTCTTGCATAGGGAGAAGATAAGGCGCTATTTTTTCTAATAAATCCCCCGGCAAACTACCTAAATCTTTACCTGTGCAAACTAAAGGTCTTGTAATTAATACTTGGTCTATTTCACCTCTATGTAGATGAGAGGAAGCAATTCCAGAAGCTATAAAAGATTTACCACAACCAGATGGGCCTGTGCAAAATATTACATCATTTTCTATAATTGCTCTAATGTAATCTTTTTGGTTAGGTGTTTTAGCCTCCACCTGTTTAGGTTGTTGTTTAGCTATTTCGTTTTCTTTTCTGGTTTTTCTCTTTGTCATTAAGTTTACCTTATATTAGTGTTAAGAACCAGAACTACCAAACCCTCCCTTTCCTCTTTGGCTATCTTCTAAGTCATCTACTTCTACTAATTCAAAATCCTCAACTTTCTGAATTAATATTTGAGCGATACGATCTCCTTTGTTTATTTCGTAACTATTATATTGAGAGTTATAAAGAATAACCCCAATGTCGCCCCTGTAGCCAGAGTCAATTACACCGGCAAATACATCTAGACCATACTTATACGCCATTCCAGATCGCGGCCAGATAAGCCCTACATAGCCTTCGGGAATTGCCATAGATATTCCAGTCTTAATTAATTTGTGAGTATGCTTATCTATTATCGCCCCATTTAGAGCATATAGATCGTAACCGGCGTCGGAGCGGTTTGCCTTTGTAGGAATTATAGCGCCGGGGTCTAGTTTTTTC